ACTCAGGACCAAAGAAGAATGGACAAGAAAAAATATAAACTTGGCTTTGGTAGTTGTGCAAATAATGTAGCGCAAAATTTAATTGGTAAATATTATTTTGTTGGAGCTGACAGAAAAGAAATTAAAGAAAGAGATTACAATAAAATATTTAAGTATGAACAAAAACAATATTTAAAAGAACCATACGATAAAAATGATAAATTAATTAGAGAACAGGTAGAACAACATATACATGAAACAATCACAAACATTTTAGCTGCGGTTAAAAATATATTTCAAGATAAAGAACTAACATGTGAGAGATATGTAAGCATGATACTTGAAGATTTAATTATAGGTATAACTGGTCGTATAGATTTTGAAACTAATGATGGCGGTGGTTTATTTGCTGAGTGTAAAACAAAACCACCTACTGCAAAATTTTTAAAAGGTGATTTAAAAATATATAGTCAAGCGTTACCTAAAGAACCTGATGATGAGAACATACCTCAAGTTGCTTTTTATAAAAAAGCTAGCAACAAGACTCCGTTTTTATTCTATGCAAACGATAAAGATTTTATTATTTTTGATGATACACATGAGAAATTATCAAAAGATTATTTAGATTATAATTTAGATCAAATGATTAAAAAAGCTAAGACTATACAGAGATTACTTTTATTAAGTAATGGCGACCCAATGCGAATGGCTGAGTTAGTTGAAAGACCTGACACTACACATTGGACAATGAATGATGCAAGTTCTGAACAATTAAATATAATAAAAAAACTATGGGGGTAGAAATGAATTTAAAATCTAGGATAGAAAAAGTAATTAAAAAATGTAAAGAGGATGGAACTTATATTGATCCAACAACAGGTAAGAAATGTATTAAAGCTGCAAGTAAAATAAAATATTTTATTGAAGAATTTATGGGAGATATAGGTATCAAAACAAACATAAAATCTTTTGATGATTATTATATTGGTTACACAGAAATAAAAAATATAGATGGTTTAATACTATCAACTGGACATGCTAAAGTTTTCAGAAACAAACCAAATTCATTTGAATGTGCTGAGACTTTTAGTTTATCACGAGCTTTATCTTTCTTTGGGGTAATGGATGATAACATTACAACAAAAGAAGAGTATGATATTATAGGCATACCTTTAGAAAGAGAAAGTGCTGACGTAATTAAACATCCTAAAGTACAGGATCGTTTAATAAATACTTCAGTAAAACATATCATTGAGCAAATTTGCAAAGCAAAACATCCAACAAGATTACACTATCTTAAAAATGTTTTTTTTGCAGAAGAGTTCAATGTTGCAATAACAAAACATCCCGCAGTTTATAAGGATTTGATGAATAATTATGACACGAGGATGTTACAACTAAACAATACAGGAGCAAAAAATAATGGGTGATAAAATATATATTAAACTCATACCAAACGAGAAAAGAACTGCACCTAATCAACCAAGTTATGTTGCACCGCCAAACTTAAAAAGACCAGACAAGAACTGGACTATTGGCGTTGAAATAAATGGTAAATGGTATAGTCAAGCTGGCTTTGACGATACAGCAGAAAATGGTGAACCTACAGGTGGTTTGAATATTACCTTAACACCAAATGAAAGTAACCCATCCCAAGGTTCGGGAGGTGGAGGACCTAAATTTGCATATAAAAAACCTTATGCAAAACCGGGTTCTTATGTTAAATAATAAGAACATAAGTTATAATTATTTATAAAACTTATGTTTGATGAGGTGGAGTTTTTTTGAGTCATCCTTTCGGCTCTCTTTTTAGTTGTTTTCTCTGCCTCATCCCCTAATTTATGGCAACAATAGACCTTAACGAAGAGAAAATAAAAAAGATTATGGCAGATCGCCAAGAAGATTATGGTGATTACCCTGAAAATTTTAGACTGCTATCAATAATATTTAATGTTATTTTGCATGATATTTTAAAAGATGATATACAGCCACATCAAGTTGCACAACTTATGATGGGATTAAAACTATTTAGAACTACTAAAAAATTTAAGAGTGATAGTTATAATGACTTAGAAATCTATACAAAAATGGCTAAAAACCTGCATAAAAAAACTATAGACAAAAAGGATAAAGATGACTAATTATATTAGAATTAAATCAGGCGAGGCAAATTTTATTATGTCTGAAAGATTTGAGAGTGTTGAGAAGGCTGCTGATCCTAACGCACAAGGAGAGTTAGTAGAATGTGAAGTTACGGGAGTTAAAATAGACTTCACTAAAGTGAAAAAGGAGAAGGATGGAAAAGTTACGACAACGACTCCAAAAACTCAGAGACTTGCAAGCAAAGAAACATAGCAAGTTTCTTGAGACTCAAGAAAAAGCTAAGAAGTATAAGAAAGATAGTTTTAGATTGATTTGGAAGATTGAAAGAACTGAAGAAATGTTAATGCGATAAGCATTACAAATTGTATAAAAAACAACAAAGACCGAGGGGATTCTGTGACTTTAATAAAAAAAATTTTAAAAAAACATGTAGAAGATAAAGGTAATAATTATTTTATCTATGTTCACAAGATAGCTTGGTATCTTTTATCTGATAAAGAAAAAAAATTATACGAAGATGGATTTATAAATGGTTACAAACAAGCTCAACAAAATAAAAAGAAAGGTATAAAAGTAATAGAGCAAGTACCATCTAAATATAAATGGTCAGATAGGCAAATAGTTTATCAATTTTCAAAACCTAAGCAACAGGTCCTTAATTGTTTAATAAATAAAGTTTGTAAAAAATATGAAATAAATCAAAAAGAATTGCTTGGTAAAGCAAGAACAAGAGATGTTGTTAGATCAAGAAATATTTGTCAAAATATATTGCATGATAAATATAAAATGAGTCTTTCAAGTATTGGAAAAATATTTGGTCAAGACCACACTACAGTCACTTATGCAATACAAATGAAACTACAAAAAAAATATTATTGGGATTCAAATCAAACTATTTGGAATGAGTATGAAGAACTTATTAAGTCCTAGCGTAGTTAGGTTTCTTACCTGATCTTCCTCTACTCTCAGCAGTTTTCTTTCTTGATACCGCAGCACGTCTTTGACTTGGTGACATAGCTCTAGCTTTTGCGGCAGGTACACACTTAGGATAGTTTCTTCTCTTCTCTCCCTTGCTTCTACCACACTTGGGAAAGCCGCCACCTTTTTTTGGATTAGCAATGTCAACCCAGTTAGCTCTTACCCAAGATCGTAAACCTTTTGACATTACTTTCTTTTTTTTCTTTTTGCACTTTTAGGTTTTATTCTGCCACTACATACACCACTTGCGTACATATTAGCATACGCAGATGGGTATACTTTAAACTTTCGTTTAGCAGCAGCTTTACCTTTAGCACAAAGTTTAGCCATTATTTTTTCTTCTTAGCTTTTGATTTCATTATCTTTTTTTGTAATGATTTTGGTAAAGTTTTTTGTTTTTTAGTTAATTTACTTTTACCTTTTGATTTGCCGTACATTATTTTTCTCCTTTATATATTTATCAAAACAACTTCCATCACGACCATCGTGGCAAAAGTGTTTCTTTTCTGCATTTATAATCCATCCACCCATGGTATTCAACAATTCTTTTTTACACTTGTTACAATACCCAGTTACAAAAGTTCTATTCTTTGTTTTATTCCATGTTTTTTTTACCATTTTTTACAGGACCAATAGCGAGCTGTAAACTTATCGGTTGCTGTATTACATTTATGTCTAGCTCTAAATGATTTTCTTCTTGCTGGATTAGATTTTTTTATTGTCATGTTGGCATCTCCATATCTAATAATCTTTGACTTACCACCCTTGCAGGCTTTAACTACAAACTTTTTACCACCTTGCACTTGTCGTTTAGGTGAGTTACATTTCATTTTTGATTTATCTATTGCCATATTAATTTACAATCTTTACTATTTTTTTTTGACCCATATAAATTTCTGTTATAGCATTTACTTTTTTACATTCAAATCTAACACGTTGAGGATTTACTTCACGCAAAGCAACTCTCTTTGATTTTAAACATTTGCTTAAACTATCTTTATATGTATGCTCAACCATATCATTATTTAGATACATTATTAGAGCTATAACCATTTCCATTTTCTCTTACCTTATCTTTTAATTTTTCAACATCATTACGCAATCTTTCAATATCTTTAATCATCCTTTGGATGTTTACTCCATTGTGCATCATGTCATCAACACGAACTATTGTCTTTTCTAAGTCAGATGCCAAACTTTCTTGAATCAAAAATTGCTCTTGATCGACAGGTTTTTGATCTGATGCTTTAAGTAAATCAGATTGCATAAGCTCACGACTTGTCTCTAAAGATGTTAGTCTGGTAGTAAGTTCTGTGTACGCAAAAATACCTGCTGCAACAGCCAATATTATTCCAATCATATTTTTGATTGGCATTGCTACAGATGTATTTTCACTTACCTTCATTACAATATAGTTGCTATAACAATAACTAAAATAACAACACCTGATATAACTTTATGGTCAGACCAAAAGTGTCTTATCATTTGTTTTAATTTATCCATAATTACCCTCCAGTTTTTATATTATAATTTTTTATATAGCTTGTCCATATCTCATCTTCCTTGTCCTCTATACCTTTTCCTATCATATTTTTTGTTAGGTTTTTTAGTATGTCGTCTAGGTCTTTTTCTTGGTTTTTCTCGTGGAACGAAGTCTTTGAATTTTTTTCTTGCCATAACCTTGTTGTGATAAATGTGTTATCTTTTTCTTGTATTGTTGTACGAACATTTTTCTAATCATATATAATTTTTATTTTTTAAATTTTTTATTACTTAATAAATTAGTAACAGATATTCCATAGTTACCACCTACTACTATAAAAATTAAGTATAGATATACTTCTGGAATATTCTTTAGTTGTTCAAAATAAAACTCTACTTTTTTTAACATAGCCATATCACCATAAAATGTAGCATAAGCTAGTATACCTAAAGGTGCTAATATAAAAGCACCTAATACTAAATCTAAAATTAATGAGCCATTTCTTTTAGCTCTTTCATTACCAGTTTGCATCTCTTGTAAAGCTATTTGATGTTTACGTTCACTCTTCTCTGCTCTTCTAGCATTGAAAGTTCCTATAGCTTTTGAGCCTATTTTAAATAATAAATTATATGGCAGCATATTTATTTAATCCACATATATGATTTTAACATTTAATTTTTTTTGTATATCACTTCTAGGTCTAGCAATCAATGATCCAATAGTATTTCTTTCATAGCCATCGCTAGGAGTGTTATTAGTTTTTCTTAAATTTTTTGATTTAACATCGTATGCTTTATATTCTCCTGTCTCAATATTTAAAGTAACAATATCTACAGGTCCAAGTCCTCCTAATGGAGTAAACACTAATATGTTTGGGTCTTTTGCAAATTTTAATTGAGCAGCTATTTCGCTTGTAAGTCCGGCTATGGTTCTTGAGTGCCTAGCCATTCCATTTAAAGTAGCCTAGCAAAGCTCCTGCTAGTCCACCTAATATAATTAATAAATTGATTGCTCCTTTTCCTTTTGACACGTCTGTTCTTAGTTGTTTTATTTCTAATCTCATTTCGTCTATTGCTTTAAATAATGTTTTCATTCTTTCTGCACAAACTTTTTCGTGAGTTGAAAGTCTTAAACCAGCAGACAATTCTGTATATTCTTTAGTAGTAATTCTTTTTCTTTTAGGCATCTATCCCTTTATATTCTGTGCAATAAAATTTTATATATATTTTATATTCATTAACATCATCAATTCCTATTTCTTTTGTTTTAGAAATTGATTCTGTATAACCTGCTATCATACATGAATATATATCATTATACAATGTGTCTTGCATAGGGTGAGGCTGCATACATGTTGAAGAAACACCACTACAAAGAATCATACTTAATAAGAATTTCATAATATAATTCTTATATATTTAAAATCCCCAACTTACAAATGAATATCTAGTGCCTTTTGTAACTTCGGTAACTTCGTGAGGAAACATAAAACAACTCGGAAATATTATAATATCACCAGCTTTTGTTTTAATTTTTTTATCTCTTATAATAAGATCACCACCTTTATAATTATCATTTAATATTCCTATGAAAGAAAGAACTGGTATACCTTTGTGTTGACCATCAAACAAAGAGTGTATGTGATCGTGATGTTCACGCATCATAGTTCCCTTAGTATATTTATTTAATCTAAATGGTGAAAATTTTGTGCATATATTTAATTGAGTTTTTTCACTTTTACCTTTATGTTTTTTAAAATATTGTTGATAGGCTTGTTTTAAAAACTCTGCTGTGTCAGCTTGAAGCTCAACATTATAATTACTTACATCTAACTCTTTGTTTTTTTCTGAGTCATACATTTTTGAGGTTGTGTCATACCATGCGTGTTTGTACCACTTATTGTTTTGTAATACTTTAATTGTTTTTTCACAAAGTTTTTTTGGTATAACATTTGCTACAAAAATATAGTCATCAACATTTTTCATTATTAACCTTTCTGTTTTGATATTTCTTTTATATTTAAATGTGTTAATTCATTTTCTGATCCAAGTGTATCAGATACAAAAGTATTAAATGATAAAGAAATTCTATTTTTATTAGTTGTATTTATTGGTACGCTATGTCTTAATGAAGATGGAAATAATATAAGCTCACCACTATTTACAGGTAATAAAAAATTTTCAGAATTAAACTCATTAAATTTATTTACTTGTCTTTTTAAACTTTCATTTAATGTTTTATTAAAAACAATAGGTGGCATATTTGGATCAACTTGAAAATAAAATACCCCTGAAACAATAGAGTTTGGATGTAGATGTTCGTGGTGTATTGATCCTTTAGGATTAAAATTTACCCATGATTGAGTTATAAATACCTTTTGATTTGTGTTAAATATTTCTTCATCATAAACCTTTAAGCTATCTTCAAAAAATGTTTTAAGATTTTTAAATATTTTGTTTTTTAAAATGTAAGAATCTATTGATTTAAAATTTTTATTAGTTCCATTTTCAACTAACTTAATTTTTTTTTCTATATAATTTAATTCTTTTTTTAAATCTAAATGGTATTTTGTAATAAGAACAGGAATAGCAAAAAGCCTTACTAATTCTTTTTTCATTAATTGGATTTATTGTAACCCACCATGTATGTTTGATCCTGTACCCACAGCAGTTCTAGCCACAGATAAATCTCCAAAACTTGAAACATTACCAGCAGATGCTATGGTTACAAAAGTTGTACTACCAGCATTAGGACTTGCATTATTTTCTGAAAATACTCCTCTTATTGTATTTGATACACCTCTTGTTGATGTGCTTGTGTTAAGATCACCAAAGTCAGATGCGTTACCAGTGCTTTCTATAGTTACACTATCTATTGAATTAGTTTGACTTCCATAAGGTGAAGATCCGGGATTTGATGAACCACCACCAATCAATGCTCTTGTAGCTGATGATAATCCACCGGGATCAGTTTTGATAGCAGACAAATCTCCAAAATCGCTTGCATTACCTGCGGATGCAATAGTAATAAAATCAATTACATTTGTTGATTCACCACCGGGTTGAGTATTTTGGTTTCCACCAGCTCTTAATCCTCTTGTTGAACTACAAGCACCAGCATTGTTAGCTGCATTAATTGTAGCATCACCAAAATCTGTTGCGTTACCAGCA